GGCCATGTTTCCGCCAGCCTGCGCGCCTTGCTGGCCGATGAGTCCGCTGACGATTGAACCGATCACTGCGCGCCTCCCGAAAGCTCTTTCCAAAAGAGCTTTTCCGCCGGGAAGTAGCCGCGCGCTCGGTAGAGCCGAGTAAGCGCCGTGCTGCGCAGTCCCTCCTCCGCGCTCATGCTGAAAAGCTGAACGCCGAGGCTTGTTGCCACCGCTTCGAGGCCTGCCATCAACTGGCTGCCGGCGCCCTTGCGGTGAGCGGGATCACAATACCAGAACAACTCTTGCGCAGTAAGAACATTCCTGTTCCACCACGCATTCGCCATGCCGGCGGCCGCCATGCCGACCACCTGCCCGTCCTTCTCGACGGCGACCAACAGGATGCCGTTTTCCATGAGGGAACCGCAGGTGAAGGCGAAACTCTCGACATCGAAGGCCGCGCGCGCGGCCCAACCTGCCTCCTCGAAGAAGGCGCGGCCCAACTCGATGAGCGTGTGGATGTCCTCTGGCTCACCACGGCGGATCATCCAACCCTCCAGTCCGTGAGGTCCCAATAGACGGGCACGGTGTTTGCCCCGCCGCCCGCCAATGTCGCCCCAAAGGTCGTCACGGATGAGTCCGTGCAGATGGCCGTCGATACCTTGGACGGGGTCATGGCGAGGATCTGGGCCGCCGTCGTAGGTCGTGCGCTCCACGACACCCGAGCCGATGGCCTGCAGGTAGGCGATCAACTCGCGCGAGGGCGTGCCGTCCGGGTTGACGATCCGTGCCTTTGTGGAGAACGGCGCCGTCACGTCGAAAGCCCTTCAATGGTGGTGTTCATGCCGTAGAAAGCGCGGCGCACCGGGTCGCTGATCGAGAACTCGACGGTGCGCTGGCGGAAGGCCCCGAGGCGGAACCACTTGGCCTGCTTCTGGCGAACGCCCATGGGGCCAAGGCTGCCTTGGCGCTCATTGCTCCAGGTGCTGGCGTCGTCGCTGTAGCGCATCATCACGGCCGGGTCGGAACCCTGCCCGCTGCTGATCCCGACGCCTAGCTCACACTCAACCTCGATCTCGCGCATGATCGCGCGCTTGCCGTCGGCGAAGATCGGGACGCAGGAAATAGAGCTGCGAATCGGCATGCCGAGGTCGTCGAATGTGTCGAGGTCCAGTTCCGCGACCTTGCCGGCCTGAAGCCCCACCAGCGTCTTGCCGAAGGCCTCAAAAATGCACTGCGCATCCCAGACGGCATGCGTGAGTGAGGTGCCCGACTGGCGCTCGTGCCACATGGTGGTGGCCGCGTCGTAGCAGAGCGTCCGCCCGAGGCTCGGCAGGGTCAGGACGTAGAAATGATGGCCGCTCTGGAAATAGGTCATCCCGTAGGCGTCGCTGACCGTGCCCGCTCGCAACACGTCCTCGATTGCATGCGTGGAGATGCGCGCCGGCTGGTATCCAGCGGCCCGGTACACGATGCGGTCGTCACCCAGCCAGAAGACGGAGTTGTCCATCTTGGCCGCGCTGCGGGTGGCCGCGCATCCGCGCTCGAGCAGGGCGCCCGGCACGCGCTCGAACGGGAACGGCGAGGCGCCGGTATTGGCCCACACTTCCACCGTCTTCGCGCCGAACAACCAGACTTCGCGGTGATCGACCAGCACGCGAAGCAAGCCATCCGGGCTCGACTCGGCGGACGCGAAGTCGAGCGCATCCCAAAGCGTGAAATCCAGCGGCGCGGAGATATAGAATTGCCCGGAGTCGTCGTTGCGGGTGCCCACTGCATACCCGTCGATGTAGGCGATACTCGACAGGCCCTCTGCGGGGTACCCAGCCGCGGTGACCTTGGTGATGGTCGTGCCAACGATGACGAACAGGTAAGGCACGACCAGCAAGCCGATCTGCGTGCCGTTGTTGATCAGCGTGGCGTCGCCCACCGGAGGGATCAGATCGCCGCTACAGGCGGTCGTGGTGCCGTCGGCCTCGGTCTTCCACAGGATCGACCCTGACAGCACGTAGGCAACGCCCTGCCCCTCCAGTCCGGCGCGGATCGTGTCGCCGCCGATGGTTCGCCATTCCTTTTGGCCAGGTGTGCCATAGTGGACCAGCTTGGCGCGCGAGCCTTCCGGGGGGAATCTCCGGGTACAGGTTCACGACGCGCGAGGCGTTGACCGGCCGGGAGCGCTGTTGGGCGAAGCCTGTGGCGATGGGGGTCCGCATCAGTAGCGCGATGCATTTCCGCCGTAGCCGGGCAGCAGACGCGAGGCGATGCCCTCGTCCATCTGGGCCGGCGGAACGACGTAATAGCAGGCCTGCAGGGCGCTTCTCGCCTCCCCGCAGTCGGCAACCTTTTTGGGGCTCAACTCCGCGCCGTATTCGTCGGCAAGCTCCCAAACCAGCATCAGCATGACGTTGCGTGTCTGCTCGTCCGGTACGTTCAGCACGGCGTCGAGGGTGAGCGGTGTGTGGACGTAATGGATGCCCCGCGCCGGGAAGCCCTGCATCATGTCGTTGAGGATCGTGAGCGCGTCGTTCGCCATATCGGCAGACATCGCCTCCATTTCGGAGAGGATGCCGATGCGGCGGAAGGCGGTGGTGATCGTCTCGCGCGCGGAGCGGGTTGCCATGATCAGACTCCGATGCGGGAGTGAACGCCAAAGCGACCGACGGTCACGATGGCCTTGAGGCCTGACCCGTCCGTCGTCTCGGCCTGGTGCTGATAGTCGCCTTCCAGGTACTGGGTATCGCTGGGCAGGATCGCCACGGTGAAGGCACCGCCGGAGGCGTCTGTGACAGTTCCGGTCTTCGTGATGACCGCGGCATCGCAAGCGATATCGCGCGGGCGGCGGCCGACCACCCATTGGACGGTCTTGCTCGTCAGGTTCACCACGGCGTTGTCGGAGTCGCGGGCATAGAGCGTCGCTGTCCGGTTCTCACCGGCATACACGTCGAGGTGCTGGACGTTCGGCACTACTCGTCCGTCTGCACGGGAACGCGCCCACCGCTGGCGATCCTGGCGCGGATTTCGGCAGCATCCCACCGCGGGCCCGGCTTCTTGCCGAAGGCGTCGTGATACTCGGCGCGAGCCGTCGCCAGATCCAACTCCTCGAAGCCGGCCGGAACCACCGGGTCTACCTTGGCGGCCTTCTCGCCCAGCACCGTCCAGCCGGCCGGCACGTCACCGGGACACTGGAAAACAGCGGTGTTGCCCAGCGGGCCGGCGGCGATCTTCGGCCATTCTCGCTTTTTCGGTTCCTGCCTCATGCGGCCTCCTGAAAGTCGCTGCCGCCCTCTTGGCGCAGCATGAAATTGTGGAAGTTGCCCGGATACGCCTTGGTCGCGGCGTGGTGCGTGAGGTCGAGTTCGGGCACAAGAACGATCTCGCCGTCGCAGTCCCTCCAGCGCCGGGAAAAGGCGTATTCCTCGCCGTACCAGACGCCGTTGTGCGCACCGTGATTGAACAGGTCGACGCTCGGGTTGTAGCGGTGCCCGTAGATCAGTTCGGGATAGGCGCCCATGAAGCGGTCCACCGCCTCTTTCGTGACCTTGAGGAAGCCCGCAGGCACCTTGTCGGCGCGCATCAGGCCGGTGGAGTCGAGGATCGGATAGCCCTCGGCATCGGTGACGATGCAGGCCATGTACTCCTCCTCGTCCTTCTTGAAGCGGTACGTCCCGGCGACGACATCGCCCTTGGTCGCAATGAGCTTCACGAGGTCCTCGGGCCGCCACGAGATGTCGTGGTCGATGAACACGACGGCATCGGCCTTTGTATCCAGGGCCTTGCGCAGCAAGGTCGCGCGCGCGTGGCTGATATAAGGGCAGCCAACTTCGAAAACCGTTGAGTGATCGAAGCCGGCCGCAGTCAGGGCGCCCGCCGACCGCCCAAGAGCATCCACATAAGCCGGATGCGGCTCGGTAACGGTCGGCGTGGCGATGACGACGCGCATCTGGCTAGGCGGAGCCCTTCCAGAGGCCGGCGGCGGTGAGCGTGTTCATGATCTCAATCACAGCCGCCTTCATGTCGGTATTGACCGCCGTCGAGGAGGCCGTGCCGACGAGCGAGGTTGCCTGCGCAGCGCCGGAGCGCTGGGCAGACGGCGCCTTGCCGTAGAAACCGATCAGGTCGGTTGCGGAATCGCCCATGACCATGCCGTCACTGGCGATATTTCCAAGTCTCTTCGCAGCCATGTTCGTTTCTCCTTACGAGGCGCCGCTGACGCGCGTGCTGAGCCAAGGCTGATGGGCGACGACGCCGTACAGCATGTCGAANCGCCACTGGGGCACGTCGTTGGTGATGTCGTAGCCNTGCACCAGACGNAGGGTGAAACCCTCGTANGANCGCTGCTCGCACCACGCCGCGCCCTGCGGCTTGATCATCGGCGGGATGGCCAGCGTGACNGCATCCGGGTGGAACACGACGTTCTGCGGGTAGGCCGTGTTGACCGAGCCCTTGAGCGTGATGTTCGCGCCGTCGACCGCCGCCGCGTTGCAGGTCTTGTACGGACCCGAGGTGATGATCGGCGGGCTGATGACCACGTCGGCGTCGCCGCCGCTGTCGGCCGTCACGCTCTGCCGCACCGTGAACTCGCGGAGCCACGGCAGGGTGGCGCCCGTGATGGTGTTCACCGCGTAGACGTTCTCGATGGTGAACACGTCGCCCAGCAGAACGGTGCCGGTGTTCGCCGTCAGGCCGTCGATGTGGATCGTCATCGTCCACGTGTCCTTGCACGAGGCATAGGTCGTGGAGAGCGTGCCATTGTCGATCTCGGCGACCGGCGAGCCGCCCGACCACGTGCCGTTGGTGTGCGTGACCACGTTCTGCGACATGTACATGTCGATATTGCCCAGCGGCGGCATCTTGGCCCGCTCCAACGCACT